TCGCTCCTTTTTGTTACTCATAGCCACCTTGTGCCGGTGGTGCTGATCGCGCGAGAGCAGGTTAGTCTTAACCGCTCCCTCTTTTCCACTTGGGGGGTCATGCAGTGCGAAGAAAGCTTCTAGGACACTAGACCCAGCACAAGTATGGCGCATCCCAGCCATCACGGTACTCCGCCATGCTTGCTCCCGCCTAGGGCTAAGCACTTTGGTGGACCACAACAGCCGGGCTAAGATGCGTCCCGGAACGGGGAGGAACACGATACGATCACCGACCGGCGCAAAAGCTCCACTAATGAAGCTAGTGCGTCGCCAGTCGGTGAACTTGGCGCCCTCGGGCTCGATGCCCAAGCCCCGCTCGTACGCCAACATAGCCTTGAGGTCGAAGTCGCCTTGCATGGCGACCAGCAAATCATCCCCCATGACAATGATGCGTGCGCACCTCGTACCTTGATGCAGGACAGCCTCAAGCGCAATCATTGCGTTAGTGAGGCTGTTGCCAAGGGAGGTGTCGTTGTGGCCGGACTTAGTGGTGCCGTCAAGCCTGTAGCTCAACCGCGTCCCACTCTTCCGGTCAAAAGCCCCACCCTTCACGCGCACACATGAGCGTGCGAATTTTGCCAGGATGGGGTCGACACGTGCGTAAAACTCAATTCTCTGGTTGATGTGCAGAGATTGCATGCTGGCGTCCCAATTTTTCCCATCTCTTTCGTAGAAATGGGGATCAGGGACCTCGTCCAGCACGCGCTGCATCCAGGACCCCAAGTCGTCCTGGTTGAGGCCACTGGAGAAGGTCACTTTAATGTCCTTCCCAGTGAGGCGACGTATGATATCGCTCATTGCCCCATCATCACTCATCGACTCTTTACATGCCTTTTGGAGGGCACTGAATCGGGCTGCACAGAGATCTTGGGTGCATGGGTTCGCGTACATCTGAATGGCACGGGCCTTCTTCACGGCCTTGTGCCCGCTTTCGAACTTAACGAAAGCCTTCACGCGCCCAGGTTCGGGTTTGTCTTCCCGAATCGAAGTTTCGATCTCCTGGATCTTCGCCTCTTTCCACTTCTTGCGGAACTTGGGCTCATCCGTCAACACGAAATTCTCAGCGTAGGCAGAACGCAAGGCATCAGCGGTGAGCTTGAGCACCTTGTTTGTTATGCCGAATTTTCGCGTTGGTTGCACCTGCTCTTTGGCATGCCGGT